ATCCTGGTTCAGAACAAAGGTGTTACGACGGTGGATGAACTGGCTTCCAATATGGGACGTGCGATCTCAACCGGTTCTGCTTATGGTGTGAATCTGGAAAATCTGAACGCCGCATACATTTCCTTGACTAAGGGTGGTATCAGCACAGCGGAATCAACCACATATTTGTCATCAATGATGAACGAACTGGGTGATAGTGGTTCGGATGTTGGAAAGGTTCTCCAGGAAAAGACAGGTATGTCATTTTCACAGCTGATGGATAACGGATATAGTCTGGCAGATGTACTGGATATATTGATGGCTTCTGTTGATGGTGATTCTTCCGCATTGATGAATTTGTGGGGAAGTGCTGAAGCCGGAAAAGCAGCCAACGCGATATTGACACAGGGAACAGATAACTTCCGGCAGAGTCTGGATGATCTGGGAAACAGCTCCGGAACGACCGAAGATGCCTACAGCACCATGATGGATACTGCCGATGGCAAAATGAAGCAGGTGAAAGAAACAGCGAATGATCTGTTTATCAAGGTTTTTGAAAAAGCAGAGCCTGTGATTGCTGCGGTTTTGGATGGCTTCCAGTGGTTGATTGAAAATGCACAGATCTTGGTGCCGTTTTTGGTAGCTTTGGGTGTTGCGTTTGGTGTGATGCAGGCACAAGCGGTAATCGCGGCAGCAGCGGAAGCAGAAATGACAGTGGCACAGTATTTGCTGAATAGTGCATTTTTGGCATGCCCGGTATTGTGGATTGCTATGGCAATCGCTACATTGGTGGCAGCGTTTATCTACCTGTGGAATAACTGCGATGAATTCCGACAGTTCTGGATTAATCTCTGGCAGAATATCAAAGATATTTTCTTTACGGTCTGGGATGCGGTCAAGTCTTTCTTTACAGAAAAGATTCCGGAAATGTTCAATAATTTTCTGCAATGGTTTATTGCACTGCCAGATAATATTGCTTACTGGCTTGGATATGCACTTGGAAAAATCATAGCATGGTGTATTACATTGCCGGAAAAAGCGAGGGAAGCAGGAAAGGCTTTTCTGGAAAATGTAATCAACTTTTTTAAGAATTTACCTTCCAATATTGCAACCTGGTTGTTAAACGCAGTGACGAAAGTCAGCGAATGGAAATTAAAGCTGCGTGAAAAAGGTGCAGAAGCTGCCAAGGGACTTTTGACAGCTGTTGTAGACGGTTTGAAAGGCTTGCCTGGCAAGATGCTTGAAATAGGTGGCAATATCGTAAAAGGCTTATGGCAGGGCATCCAGAATATGATTGGATGGTTCAAAGATAAGATTCACAATTTCTTTTCTGGAATTATTGATGGTGTAAAAGATACTCTTGATATCCATTCTCCGTCAAAGAAATTTGCCTGGATTGGAAAAATGTGTATCGAGGGATTCGAGGATCCGTTTGATGATTATGATCCGTATACACCGTTTAACGATGCAGTCAATGCGAATATCGGAACAATGCAGGCCAATATGATTGGCAGCAGTGGAGGATTTGATTATGGTCGTTTTGCAGATGCGACAGTAGATGCATTTGAACGTGCTGGATTTACATTCAGAGCCAATAACCGGGAATTGGGAAGATTCGTGAGAGGAGTGAGCATGGCATAATGGACATCTTTTATCAGAATAGCAGAGGAAAGAGAGTTTACTTGGATCGCGGAGCATACAAGATGCTCGCAAAATCCTCTTTATGGGATTACGAGTGGAATTATTCCACAAATAATTATAATGGTCGCCCACAGATGAGTATCAGGCGAAAGTCTGCAAAAAGAAACATTAGCGTTGTGGTATCTGCAGGTACTGTAACAGAATGTATGCAGAAGCTCAGTGAGTTATCAGATTTTTTCGATATAGATGTTGTTACAGGAACGGCGGGAAGAATTTATGCTGGATCAGGATATTTGAAGTGTTATGTGATCAAAAGTACAAAATCTGGAAAATACGTTCAGACCAGAAAAACAACGGTCGCATTTGATGTACTTCCGGATGGCGAGGAATGGATTTATGAATCAAAGTATACCTTTCAGCCGCAGGAAGCATCTGGCAGTGGAAATAACATGGACTATCCACACGATTATCCGTTTGACTATTATAACGGGATGTCCAGCCGGATCCTGTTGAACGAAGCTATCTCGGATGCAGATTTTGAAATGGTGGTTTATGGTCCCTGCGAAAATCCGGAGATCCTGATCGGCAGCCATAAGTACCATGTGAACTGCCAGCTGGAGACGGGGGAGTATCTTGTCATTAATTCGCTGAGTAAAAAGATATACAAAGTGAAAAATGACGGTGAGCAGGTCAATCAGTACAACCTGCAGGACAGAGACTGGTATGTGTTTCAGAAGATTGCTTCCGGAAGTCATTCCGTGTCCTGGAGCGGACTGTTTGGGTTTGACATCACCATGTATGAGAGGAGGTCTGAGCCAAAATGGACTTGATTCACGAAGATTCCAATCACGCAATGCTTGGGGCGATTGATCGATACGAACTGGATCTGGCTTTCGGATCAGATGAAAACGATTTTGAGTGCACCATGGCAATTTCCGACCATTGCTGCAGTATCGGTGATTATCTGGCAATGCAGGATGTAGTGAACGGGCATGTGAAATATACGGAGTACGGTGGCCGGATCGATGGTGTCAGCGTGGATACTGGAAAAGAGACGGTTACCTATTCCGGAAGGACCTGGCAGGGGATTCTGGCAAAAAAAATCCTGTGTCCGGATGACGGGCAGGATTATCTGGTATTGTCCGGAGATGCCAATGAGGTACTTGCATTTCTGATACAGCGCATAGGTCTTGGAGATTTGTTTGAGGCTTCTGATCAGAAAGCTGGTATCACAATTACATCTTATCAGATGGATCGCTATATTGATGCATACACAGGAATCCGGAAGATGTTGAAATGCGCCGGCGCAAAACTGGCTATGTATTACCGGGATGGTAAGGTGCTGATGACGGCGGTACCGTTGGTGGATTATAGCCAGGATGAAGAATGGGA